AGAGATGAATCTAAAGGAATGGAGAAGGCTATGGGAAAGAAAGCTTACTCAGGAAACAAGTCTTCTGCACAGGGATGCTACCATAACAACAATGTAGTAATCAAGAAGCATAACTTTTAATGGGGAGATTCTTTGTAAAGTTAGGTTTGTGGATTCAAGCATTGTGGTGTAAGTTTCAATGCAAATGGAATAAGCTCGTATCTAAGCTAATGTTTAGTGTAGAGAAATGTCCAAATAAAAATTGTACTTGTAAATAAAATGAAATCAAAAGGATTAGGAGACACGATTGAAAAGTTCACCAAGGCTACCGGAGTAAAGACAATGGTAGAGAAGGTATCAAAGGCTACAGGTAAAAGCTGTGGCTGTGAGGCAAGAAAGAAAAAACTAAATAAGGTATTCCCTTATAAAAAATAAAAAGTAAAAATGGCATACGAAAAATTACAAGCAAGTGCAGCGATAACGATATATAAAAGCAATAACGCTAATATACCTAATCCGGCAGCACAGACTATTACAGGGGTAGTAACATCTGTAATAGCTAACAAGTTAGTAGATAGTGCAGCACCCTTCGCAGACGTAAAGGTTGGAGACATTGTGTTAAACACAAGTGCAGGTGAATCTGCAACGGTAACAGCAGTTGACTCTACGAGTCAGTTAACGTTGAACGCTGATATCTTTACGGCATTAGGAGAGCCTTATGTTCTATACACCCAACAGCTTGACTTTTTAAAGGCAGGTAACGGATGTGTTCTATATGTAGGAGTGTCGGGAGACTTGAACGTTATTACAGCAGCAGGTCAGACTGTACTATTTATAGGAGTTCCCGTAGGGTTCTTTCCCGTACAGGTTACTAATGTTCTTTCTACAAGCACAACAGCAGACAGCATTGTAGCTTTATGGTAAACCAAAGCGTTGTTATATTTGGAGGTCATATCTCTGTGATTACTCATCATAGTGGGAATAAGAGAAAGTATATTTCTACTACTACTAATAGTGATTTGAAGTTAAAGGTTAAAGTAAAATAATTATGAATGGGTGGGTATCAGATATGAAGCTATTTTTACTTAATGGGGGTACATTTATGATATCCCTATCAACACTTGAGACATCATTAAAGATACTATTGCTTTTAGTATCTATAGGGTATACTATCTACAAGTGGTGGATTACGAGTAAGAGAAAGAAGAATGATAATTAGGAAGATTATAATCCATTGTTCCGCAACAAGAGAGGGTCAGGACATTAGTGCTGATGAGATAAGAGGGTGGCATAAGGCTAAAGGATGGTCTGATATTGGCTACCATTATATCATAGGTCTTGACGGAACGATAGCAAAGGGCAGGGAGGATAATATTCCCGGTGCTCATTGTAGGGGTCATAATGGGAATAGTTTAGGTATATGTTACATCGGTGGTGTCGAGCAGGATGCAAAGACTCCTAAAGACACGAGGACTGATGAGCAGAAAGAAAGTTTGGAGACGTTGCTAACGGTGTTAAAAATTCAGCATCCTGAATCTAAGGTTCACGGTCACAGAGATTTTTCACCTAAAGCGTGTCCAAGTTTTGATGCAACGGAGGAATATAATTAATGAAGAAGATATTTGATTGGTTTGGAGGTAGTGTAGTAACAGACTTACTTGGTGGATTGGATAAGCTATTCACCTCTAAGGAAGAGAAGATAAAGGCACAGAATGTAATCAAGGAGATTCTTGTAAAGAAGCAGATTGAGTTACAGCAGTTGCAGACTGAGATAATTGTAACAGAGGCTAAGGGTAATTGGCTACAGAGAAGTTGGAGACCAATACTTATGTTAGCGTTTGGGTTTATAGTTATCTATGTAAAATTTTTAGCACCTGTATTGGAGCTACCTATTCCACCACTTGAGAATGAGTTTTGGAATTTATTGCAGCTCGGTATTGGTGGATATGTAATTGGTAGGACAGGCGAGAAGATGATGAAGTCATACGCCACAAAGAAATAATATATGATAAACTCAATATCCATAACAACAAGTAACAGATATCCCGGAGGCGGAGGATATGTAATAACAGACCAACTTGCTCTCGCATATGCAAATGAGCTTAGTTCTGTTGAGGGGTATACTCTAACTAACGTAGAGGCAGAGTCTATTGATAATTTTTGCAAAAGAATAAAAGGAGAAGACCCTGCGTATGCAAACTTTGGGGACGCTGAGATATTTAATCAGGCTCAAGGATTACAGATATCTCCAATGCTCGGAGACACATTAGGTACTAAGAAGTATAATCTTATGGACCCATCAAGCACTTCACTGCAACAAACATACGTTGGTGGGTGTACAGCGAACTATGACGGGGTTACTACCAATGGGGTAAATGGATATATAAACTCCAATATAATTGCAGATAATTTTGCAGGGTTAGACTCTTCAAGTGCCTGTGTAGGTAATGTCTTGAGAGATAGCACTTCGAGGTGGGACTTTGGAAATTATGCTACAAACAGTGGATTTGAAGGGAACTTGTGGAGAAGAATGGGAACAGGTGTATCATCTTATGGGCGTAGTTGGTGTTTAGATAATGCAGTAGGCGGTGGCGGTAATGATGATAATCAAGGGCATACTTGGATTAATTTATTTGCATTACCATCAGAAGGAGAGAACTATCACAACGGGGTATTGGAATCTACAAATAGTCAGTACCTTCGTCCAAGTGCTTTCAGCCAATTAGTGCTACCCTTTGGAGGTGTAAATGTTAATGGTAATACATTTGCACAGGCTTCAAATACAATGATGTTTGGGCATTACTTCTCAGGTCTTAATCCAACAATGGTCCCTGTTTGGAGTACTATTGTAGATGACTTTATGAATGAATTAGGAAAGAAAACTTGGTAAAAAAAAATGGAAGCATATAGAATACATAACGACCTCAACTTAAAAACTTGGGTAGAAATCGAAACTGAATACACAGGAGATTTAATATTAAATCCGGTGCAGGATATTATAGGAGATGTTTATATAAGCATTATTGAATTTGATGCTATAGAGGATATACTTGAAGATATGTTTGCAGATGTAAGCCTGTACTTTACTCTTCAGGAATTTATTCCTAAGCCTACGCCTGTATAAAAAACACATTTCATATAAATATGCTATCTTTGTAGTATAAATAAAATCAAATGGCAAAATTAAGTAAGAAAGAATTAGAGAGGGTACAAGGTATGCTCAATGCATTTAATCAATCAAAGATGCAGTTGGCTGATGCTGAGTTAGCAAAGAGGTCAATCATCAACGAGATTGATAAGATAAAAGAGGAGTACACCAAGATAGAGGCAGAGATGGCTGATAAGTATGGTGGCGGAGACTCTATAAGAATTAATGTTCAGACAGGACATATAGAAAAGAAAAAAGACAAATAAGCAAATGGGATACATAGCAAATTACGCACAAGCAACAGCACCATCATTAACCGATAAGGTTATAGGTACTGACGTAGATAATAACAACGCAACAAAGAACTTCACTATACAAGATATATTAGGGTTAGGTGGGGTTACACTTACAAATGTTTTATCTGCTGAAGACGTTGCAGTATCTCAAGGACCATCTACAACAAACTCATTGTATCAGATAGTTATCGGTGGGGCACAGGGCACAGCATCTGACCCTGTTATGTTGGATGCATCAGGTAACATTACATTTAACCAAGCAGGTACATACTTGCTAATAGCACAAGGGTGTTTTGGAAGGTCAAATGGAGGAGCTTCTGCATTAGTTCACTTTGGTACTTTTATTGATGGAGTTCAAGAGGGAGCAAGTCAGAGTGTAGGTATTAAGGATGCAGGAGACAAGATTCCATATGAGAGGACTGTTCCTATTGTTGTGACTGCAGGTCAGATTCTAAACTTTAGAATGTCAAGAGATAGTGGATTTTTTAATGAAGGGTCTTTAGTATCTTCTACTGATACAGATGGTCTTTTCACTATCACTCCCAACTTTAAGATAAATATATTAAAAGTAAAATAATGTCAGGTATTATTAGGAAGATATCTATAGGACCCGATTATAAATCCGGGGCTATGCACTACATAGTAGGGCAGGCTGTGGGTAGGGGTGCATATACCATCCATCTAATAATGTACGACAATAATAGTAATTCAATTAAAATATGGATTGAGGATGATAGTGAGGCGGTAATACTTTGGAAAGAGTTTACTTCAACTATGCCTGTGTCCATAGAGTATAACATAGAATTTTAAATGAGGTCACCCCATTCATTTATTGTAAAACCATTAAACAACAAGAGATACAACAACACCAAAGATATTGGTGGCATAGAGTTTATTGTAAGCACATCAGAAGAGGACCACAAGTTCTCTAATAGGTTTGCTGAGGTAGTTGAGACTCCTGTTGGGTATGATGGAAAAATCTCCAAGGGAGATACACTACTTGTACACCACAACGTATTCAAGTTCTATAACGATATGAAAGGGAGGCGTAAGAGTGGCAAGAGCTATTTCCAAGATGACCTATTCTTTGTAGAATTAGAGCAGTTCTACGCATATAAAAAAGATGGGACTTGGTACTCTTATGATAGGTATTGTTTTGTAAAGCCTGTACCTACAACAGAGTCCTATATATATAAACCATTTTCGGAGGAGCCACTTGTAGGATTAGTAAAGATATCCAACGACTACTTGATTAGCAAGGGTGTTAATAATGGAGATAGGATATCCTTCAAGCCTGAGAGCGAGTATGAGTTCGACATTGATGGCGAGAAGCTATACAGGATGTATGACCATCAGATAACAATGAAGCTATGAAGTTAGGATGGATTCAAAGGATATAAAATTAAAAATAATAGAAGCAGGGTATAAAGCAGTAGAGCAGCTAATAAAGGTTTCCAAGGAGGCTATTATAAAACACGACCCGGAGGATGATATCTCTGCTGACAGATTAAAGAACGCAGCAGCTACAAAGAAGTTAGCTATATTCGATGCGTTTGAGATATTGAATAGGATTGAAGCTGAGAAGGAGGCGTTAGAGTCTTTGAAGAACGGTCCTAAGAAGACAGATACAAAACAGGGATTTGCAGAAAGACGGTCTAAATAGAAACTTACATAGGGTTATAGAAGACTATATACCAAAGACAGTCCTTGTGAATAAGAACAAGGCTAAGACTTGGACGTATGGATATGACAGTAAGTATGACTTAGTTATAATATCTAAGGACGGAACGTTAGGAGATGTCATCGAGATACAGAGTCTAAGAATAGGGCTACCTGCTAAACCGAAGGAATGCTTTAAGAGACATAAGAAAAAATCTGAGCAGTATTGGGAGAGGGCAGATATACCAAAGGAATTAAATAAGATACAGTCTATATTCCAATGGAATGAGAAGCCATCTGAGTTTAAGGATAGATGGGTGGACTATATTGAGAAAGAGTTTGAGAGAAGAGAAGATGGGATGTGGTTTATGTCAAACGGTATCCCTACATATATCACAGGCTCTCACTATATGTACTTGCAATGGGCTTCTATTGATGTAGGATACCCTGACTTCAGAGAGGCTAACAGACTATTGTTCTTACATTGGGAGGCTTGCAGGGCAGACAAACGTAGCTTTGGTCAAGACTATCTAAAGATAAGACGTTCAGGTTTCTCATTTATGAGTTCATCTGAGTGTGTGAATACAGGGACACTCGCAAAGGATGCGAGGGTTGGTATGCTATCCAAGACAGGGGGCGATGCAAAGAAGATGTTTACGGATAAGGTCGTGCCAATAAATAGCAGGCTACCTTTCTTCTTTAAGCCTATTATGGATGGTATGGATAAGCCTAAGACTGAGTTAGCATTTAGGATTCCTGCATCAAAGATTACAAAAAAGAATATGTACGACACATCTACTGATGAGTTGTACGGATTGGATACCACTATAGATTGGAAGAACACAGATGATAACTCCTATGATGGGGAGAAGCTATTGCTGTTAGTCCACGATGAGAGTGGTAAGTGGTTGAAGCCAAACAATATATTAAATAATTGGAGGGTTACTAAGACCTGTCTACGATTAGGTAGCAAGGTTATTGGTAAGTGTATGATGGGTTCTACATCTAATG